GAGGGAAGTACAGCAGGGTGATGGAGTCGATGCTCATCGCCTCGTCAGCCGAATGCCGGAAGATCGGGGCCAGAGCCGGTGCGACCACTTCCACCGGGATGATGTTCCCCGGCCGGGTGTCGCCCGGCACGTCCATCGCGATCGTCTCCTTGCCGGTGTCGCGCGGGTCGTAGAGGAAGGACAGTTCAGGCGAGCCGGCGCTCACCATGTCCGCGCCAAAGAACTGCTTGTCGATGCTGGGCAGCTTGGCGTCCTGAAACGCCATCTGGATCTCCACGTCGATCAGCGTGTTGTTGTCGGTGTACTGCGTCGCGGAGACTTCGTAGAGGCTCGTCGCGCTGCGCAGGTAGACCTTGCCGGCCTGGGTAGTGATGCCGGTGATCTGGATCGGGAAGGTGTACTCCGACCAGCAGGCGATCTTCGAGGAACGCGAGAAGGTGTAGGCCCATACCTTGGAGGTGGTCGCCCCCGCGATCACCGCCCAGTATTGGCCCAGCTCGGGAATCCACGCCCCAAGCACCTTGTTCGGGTCCGACAGCGCCGCCAAGGACGTGATGTCGGCCTGCACCAGGCCATCGACCGGCACGCCGACGTCGTTGTCGTCAATGCGGTCGGTCTGCGCCTGCACGGTCATGGACCGGAAGCCGAACGGCGACAGGAACACCAGGTCGGAGAAGAAGGACGCGAGGCTGATCGGCTCGCTGGTGCCCGCGCCGTACATGCGCTTGCTGATCACGTTGGCGGAAGGGTTGGTCGCCACCGCCCAGATCTGCGCCGAGTCCGAGAACAGCACCACCAGGGAGTCCTGGAAGGTGCCGCAGGCTTGGACGCTGCCCTTCGTGTCCTGCTGCAGCGCAGCCGGCAGGAAGCCTGCATCGGAGGCCGTCGTCCAGTCCCTGGCCGCGCCGGCGGCGCAGAAACGCACGTTCTCGCCGCTGGGGGCGAAGATCCGGCTGGCCGCCTTGGTGATGCCGGCCGTGTGCGGGCAGTTGGCGTCCGTGATGTAGGTCGTGGCGCCGTCGACGTAGTGGTGCCGGGTCTGCCCGTTGGCGTAGCGCGCCACCACGTAGAGGTAATTCTGGAAGATGTCCGCGTAGTAGATGCGGTCCAGCGTGGAGCCCGAGCCAGCCCCGGAGGCCGGGATGTCCAGGCTCACCTTGTCGATCGTGAGGCCGGAGACGACCGGGGGCGTGAAGCTCGACCCGGTATCGCAGAACACCTTCAGGGCACCGGAGACGGACTTCAGGCCGAAGGACCCGCTGAGGGCCGAGCTCACCAGCCGCAAGCCGTGGCGCTTCTTCAGCCGCTTGCCGTTCGTCACGTAGGCGTTGCGAAGCGTGTAGAGCTTGTTGGCGTCCTGGCTGTTGACGGAGAGGCGGCGATCCAGCCCGCCGTCGAACTGCGAGTAGCTGATCGCTGGCATCAGTCCCGCCCTTCCACCCGAGGTTTCGCCAGCGGCAGCGGCCGCTCGTTGCGCCGGTACACCCCGTTGGAACCGAAGGACTGCCCGCGCAGGCTCGCCAGCAGCGTGTTCAGCTGCCCCTGGTAGGTGGCCGCGTCCGGCTGCCGGTAGTGCGCCTTGGCGTTCGCCAGTGCGTGCAGCAGGATCATCTCGTCGTCCAGGGTGGCTTCGTCGTTGTCCTGCGTGAAGCGGCCCAGGTCCCGGATGAACCACACCCGCACGGTGTAGGTCTGGTCCGCCTTCGGATAGATCAGCAGCTGCTTGAAACGCTCGTACCGCATCGGGTAGGTGAGCGTCTCCATCGTGTCCCAGTGCTCGGTGTCGATGCCCTCCTCAAGCTTCACGTAGGTGGTGTCGATCACCCGCTCGAGCCGCAGGATGCGCTTGTCGCGCGAGCAGCCAACCGACGTGTTCATCGTGCCCGCGGTGGGGTAGTCCAGCAGGTTCTGCGAGGTCCCGAGGGTCTTGTCGAAGTAGTCCGTGAGGTGCTTCCAGTCCTGCATCCGGTACAGCTGCGACTGCCCGTTTCGCAGGAAGGAATTGGTCAGGGTGCCGTTCGCACCGCCGGAGGCGCCCATCGCGCCCATGCCCAGGCGGGAAAGAAGTTCGGCGCGGAGCTCTCCGAGGGTGCGATAGGCCATGGGTTACCCGAGTTGCACGCCGGCTTCGGTCGCCAGCTTGATCAGCGCCGCCTTGTCCAGCGCCACGTACGCTTCACGCTCCACCGCCGCGGCTTTGCGGTCGTCGTCGGTCATGTCTTTGTGGCCACCGGTGGGCTCCATGCCGTAGGCGGAGATCAGGGTGCGCAGCTGGCCTTCCGGCAGGTCTTCCAGATCGGCGCCGGCCACCATGGAGGCGAAGTTGCCGGACTGGAAGCGGCCGTAGACCTTCTCCACGGCCAGCACGTTCTCGTCCGACATGCGGCCATAGGCAGACGCCAAGCGCTCGTACTCCACGTGGGCATTGCCGATGAACACGAAGCCGACGCCCGCAGCCTCGCTGGGCTTCGGAATGCGCTCCTGCTTCTTGTTCCAGGGCAGCAGGTCGGGGGAAACGCGGCTCACGTAGCCCTCGTCCATCGTGCTCGGGTCCAGTTCCTTGACCTTGCCCTCGCCGTAGATCGCCTCGATGACGGGCACTTCGTGCTGCCAGACCACCTTCGAAGTCTTGGCGGTCATGTCGCGGTCGATCTCCACCAGCACGCGGCGGGAGAGCATCTTTTCACGGGTCAGGGCGGTGTTTTTGGCCATCTCTTCCTCTTTTTAAAAAGGGGCCGAGCAAGCCCAGCCCAAAGGCTCTGACACCGCCATGCCAGAACAGGAGACATATGGGCGGGTGGCGGCCCGCGTCAGATCGGTTCATCGTCATGGCGCCGCGCCAGACGAGCCCGAAAAAGTATTCGTAGCGATCGTAGGCACGCGGCGGCTTGCGGGTCACCATGTCATGGCCCTGCAGGGGGCGCAGGGTGATGTGGTTGGTGTTCAGGAAGTAGCAGCGCTTCTCCCACAGCGTGGCCGGCGCGTAGACCGAGTCCAGGTCCTGGAACTCCGGCGACCACTGCACGTCGACGCCCTGGAAGGTCAGGACCTTGGTGCCGCCTTCGACCGACTTCGTGTTGGACGGGCCGAAGTCCATCCGGCCGAACGTGTTCAGCACGAAGTTGCGGTAGCCGTCCACGAAGGTGGAGCCGGCGATGATCAGATCCGGGCGGCCGCCGTTGCGCATGCACGCGCGCCAGCCGATTTCCATCTGGTTGAGGATGGTGCCGGTGCTGGTGGTGGTCGTCAGGCCGGTGGCCACGTTGTTGCGCCAGTAGGCGTTCGCCGCGGTGGCGCGGTCGATGCCGCCCACGGTGCCCGACGTCGGAGCCAGGGAGATCAGCGCATCCAAGCCGGCGATGGCATCGGTGGACTGCGTGCCGTCCAGGTGCAGCGCGCGGGAGAACTGCTCCTGGAAGCCCAGGCGCAGAACTTCGGACTGCTCCTCGAACAGGTTCGTCAGCTGGATCTTCTCGGCCTCGCTGGCGTTGCCCGGCTCGCGGTCGTCCGTGACGATGATGCCGTTCTGGGCCAGACGGTCTTCGTCCAGCGCCAGGCCGTCATGGCAGGAGCGCCAGGCGTAGTTCGCCTGCTCCAGGGTCTGGCGCTTGTTGTAGGTCACGACCTGCGAGCCGTTGAACCACTGGAAGTTGGAGCTGTAGGTCTTGCGCAGCTGCTCCACCACGTACTGCTTGGCGCCGGGGGCCTTCTTCTGCTTGGCCTTGAGGGCTTTCAGCAGGGGGCGCTCCATGGCGATCTGGTCGACCGGCTTGGTGGCCAGGTAGAAGTCGAGACCGGCTTTGCCGGCGTCTTGGATCTCTTGTGCGGAAAAGGGCACGGCTGAATCTCCAGTTGCAAACGAATGAATGCCTGGACGAAGGGCTGACTTACGTCCTCGTTTGCGCTTGGCGATTGCGCTTACGCCGTGCGAACTTCAGTGACCAGAGCGGAGGCGATCCCGCTTAACGCCCGCTCCACATGGCTTCGTGCATGGTCTTGGGAG